CTTGACAAGACAGTTGTGGTTGTGCTGCGAACAGCATCAAAGGTAGTAACATAGGATCAACGCTCCGTTGCGCGACTTACTTGCGTCCGACTCAACGTCGGATGAACGACAGGTCTATTATAGACCTCTTATAGTATATAGTCAAGTAGATCAATCTAAATTATTCTTCCCCCATATAATCATAGGTTTGACCTTCTCCCCTACCCTCCAAGAATTCTGACAGACTATTTTGACAACTATTCTTTTCATATTCTATTGGATTATTTTCATAATACTCATCTACCTCTTGTTCATATTCAGTCCAATCAATTTTTGGTTCTTTTCCATCCATACGATTAATTTCGTGAATAGAAGAGTTACAAAGTTTTTTAATCTTCCTATATTTTTTTGACAATCTAGAATATTCATCATGATCATCAATTTTATTATTTAATTTTTTTCCAAATCCACTCATAATATTTTACGTAAACATTTTAGTATCACTCATATATTTGAGTGTTTCTTTTAAAGTTCCACGATGATCCAATCCAATGGCAACCTGAGGATACTCGGCTTCACTACCAAACTCTGCATGAAACTGTCTATCGGTGAAGTCAATTCCAAGCAAAAACTCTTTTACATTTTGATCACATGCTTCAAGAACCATCTTGGCCCTATCAGACTCTTGACTGCCATTTGAATATACTAGTGCTTGCATGATCTTCATCATCTTTATAATTTTACTATAACCTTTTGCGGTGCCATTCTGGAGAATACGGTTTATACATGATATTGATAATGCATGATTGAATGCATAATACTATTTACGTTGGATGTCAAGTTAATGGTTTACCATTCTTATCGACCAATCCAAGTTTTCTAATTTGAGAAATGTTTGATTTTTCTTTTTTCTTTATTTTTTTATAATCTTTAATAAGTTTATCAACCTCACTATTTGAGATTCCAACTTTGAGTTCTTTTTCTTCTTCCCTTGGGACAAATCCAAGGCCACTTTTTTTTACATCATCCTCAGAATCAACATAGTCATTGATGACTTCTTGAATTTCGTCTCGGATGAGTGCATTTATTTGCGCTTTGAGAAATTCATCACTCATTTTCTTTTCTTTTCTTTCTTTGATTTGTTACCCCAGAGTTTTGGATTAATAGATCCATATCCAAAATCAATTTTCTTTACAGCATCTTTCCCATACTTATCATAGTACATATCAAAAAGTTTTACGAGCTTACCACAGCGGGTAAGATCCATATGTTCTACACCATCAACAACATACCAGATAAGTCTTGCATCTGTAGGGAAAGACCTATCATTTGCTGCTTCAATTGTCGTTTTCTCAAGGAGAATTTGACAATCATAATCAGATGGATTTAGTTTTTTAGTCTCCGATCCAAATTCGGTTATGTTCTCTTGTTGTTCTTGATCTTTTCCTACAGTCACTGTCATGAACGACCACCCCACTGAATATCAGGGTATGCTTCCTTTACAACATCATCAGTAATTTTGTACTTGTCAGTTAATTTACCATCTTTAACAAGGCAAATAAGTTCTGCTTCTTTAGGATGAAGACCTTCCAGAAGATTGATGAACATCATTTCTCTACGAATCGTCGAAAGCGTGTTATTGCCTCCCTGAACATAGTGGTACAGGTTTTGATACTCACGGCGTAAGGAGGTTCTTCCATATCCTTGAAGATCCTGCTTAGTGGCAGCCTCACCACCTGATGCCTCTCTTGAAAGGTTATCGGAAAGGGTGCCAGTGTAGACATTCTGATCCTTGACATCACCATAAGGAACTTCACCTTCAGGAAGAAGAGAAACCACAGACTCGTCAAAGTTCCACACAAAGATTACTTTGAGGGAATCATGTTCATACTTTTTCAGTGCTTCCACTTTTTTTGCCTTGGTTCGTTGTTTAGAAACAACTTCAAAGATCTCAAAAACAAATGGATTTGTAGGAAGATCTGGAATAGGTGTATTCGTAGTCTTTGGTTTTACCACTCTCTTTCTCGTAGTGGTCTTAGTCTTATTCGTTGTCGTCGTAGTCTTCGTCGGGCTCATAATCGTTTTCAAATCTTACAGCTAAAATTTCATCGGGGAGAATATTACCATTTTGATCAAACATCTCTGGATGCATTATTGGTTGCTTGGCTTTGTTTAGGAAAGCGTATACCAGATCGTTTCCAAACCATCCTACCATAAGTCCAAGAAAAAAGGAACCAATGATTCCTACTCCGCAAAAAAACAAAATGTACGGGGTTGCCGATTCCATGTTACACCTCTTGAGAGTTTACCTTCTTTTTTACGTCTATGTGAAATTCAAAGTAAAGATGAAACTCTTTTTTAAGAATAGAAATCATCTTGTCAAACTTCACTTGAAAAGTTTTTGGTTTTGGTGCTCCCCTCCTGTTTCGTAATAGTAATTCAAACCCACGATTGATGTGGGTAGTTTCATTATTTAGATTGATTTTTTCTTCGTCCAGGTCTTCGTTCATTACTATACCTCCGGGCATCTTCTAAAATTCCATACAAGTATGTTTTAATTTTTCTTGCTTGAGGTTTAGGAATATGGCCATAACCTTCTCTCAATTGTTTGTGCTCGTTATCAGCACCACCCTTGAGGTACTCATCAAGTTCTAAAGTCAAATCACTAAGTTCAGCAGCAGTGGAACTTTTAATAAAGAAATCCACTTCGTGCTTTTTAATTTTATTTGACTTTAGGTAATCATAAAACTTTAAATTCATCTGACCATCAAATGCATTATCGATTGCATGTTCAACAAGATCATAGATGTCGATGAGATTTTGTTCCATTAGACTAATTTTTGCTCCCGCAAATATTTTACCGTTTCGGTACATCCACCGAGTATATTTTCATCCTTAAGCACTATTGGAAAACTAGAACTGTGTCCAAATTTAGTAAAGAACTGATCTTTAGTGAAATCTACACCAAGTTTGTAAACAACATACTTAAGTTCTGCTAACTGAAGCACCTGCTCAACTTGTGCGCAATAATGACATCCCTCTTTAGAGTAAATGATAAACATATAAAATCAAATTTAAAATTTATTTAGTATTGTGATGTAGTTTGTATTCCCGGTCTATGAGTTGAGACTTACTCAAATCCCTACGAGAGTTGTTCATGACTTACGGATTTCCAATCGTTTTTAAAAATTTCCATACCTTTATCGGTAAGAATGTGATCATACATCTGGTCAAATACTTTTGGTGGCATCGTACAAACCTCAGCACCATTATACCAAGACCTGATAGCACGTTGCACATTGCGGATTGATGCTGCCAGAACCTGAGTTCTGATCCCACGAATCCGATATAGTTCAGAAATTGATCGCACAACCTCTAGGCCTGCTATTGATTGATCGTCAAGGCGTCCTACAAAGGGTGAAACATAAGTCGCTCCTGCCTTTGATGCCAAGACTGCCTGAGAGGCACAGAAGATGAGTGTAACGTTAACCTTAATACCTTGCTCAGACAATCTCTTACAAACAATCAGACCTTCTCGGGTACAGGGTACTTTGACAGTGCATACACTACCAAACTTTTCGTATAAGCGAATACCTTCACCATACATGGCAAGATCATCACCCATGACCTCCATACTAATATCAGTAACACCAATATCAACAATCTCCTGATATACATCCTCAGGATTCTTACCACTCTTCATAATGAGTGTTGGATTAGTTGTGACACCATCAACTAATCCAGTACTAAAATACTTACGAATAACTTCAGTGTCAGCCGTGTCCAGAAAAATACGCATTAAAAAAAGGGGGTATTAGACCCCCATAGTTTACAGACAATTTAATCAGGCGTCAACTAAATCTTTCAATCTGCAGATGCTTCAATAATCCTTACAATCTCTTCTTCAGAAAACTGCCCAGACTCAATTAATTTATTAACAAATTCATTTTCAACTTCATTATTAAGAACAGACTTCATCTTACGAACTTGCTGATCCTGCTTTGTAGAGGTCTCATAATCACTGGCATTCTGAGCTCTATCAGCTGATTTCTTTCTACGCTCTGCTTGATTTCTAATCCGATCCTTATCATCAGGTGTTAATGCTTTGAATGCTTCATCAACTATAAATTGAATCTCTTCTTCAGTAAACTTACCAGACTCATTCATTTGCTGCA